TCCTCGAGATCGTCGTGCATCGCGATGCCGACATGACGGTGATGGAGGAGTTGCACTCTGTGAACCAGGATGCGGTCGTGATCCCGGTGTTGTGGATGGGCAACCTCGTTTGCTCTGCAAGGTTCCTGCAGGGAGTTGTCAAGGCGTAAGGTTCAAGTGTAGGACGCACTTACCGATACTTTTTGAGGTCATCATGTACGCAGCAGTCGACGCACTTGCCGGTACCCAACCGTTCAATGACTGGTTCACCCCTGACACCACGCAGCGCCAGGTGCTCGGCACCATGGTCGATGCGGTCGATCCCTACTGGGGCTGGGGCTCGTTCCTGTACGTCAAGTCCAACGCCACGATGGGCCGCGGCCATGCGGCCGTCTGGGATGACTCCTACGTGTCGGTGCTACTGCCCAACACGGCGAACCAGGGCTTCCCCGTGGGCTTCGTGATGGGTGGTGTCTTCACCGCCGGCATGTACGGGTGGCTGCAGATCGCGGGCCTCGCGGTGTACGTGACGAATGCCACGGTCGCTGCGGGAACCGGTATCGGCGTCACGGCGGCAGGGACCTTGGGCACACTCGCGGCCGGCAAGCAGATCCTCAACTGCCGAAACCTGCGCTCGGCAACGGCGACCGTGACCGGTACCGCCAACACCTACGCGGGAACGGATACGCTGCTCTTCCCGAAAGGGTATGACGGCTTCTCGCTCGGACTCGCGCTCACCGGCACCGGCCTCGCGGCGGGCTCGGTCGTCGCGGGACTCGACCCTGACGGCAAGCGCGTCTACACCGGATCTGCGATCGGCACACTGGGGGATAAGGTAGCGACGGCGTCTGCCTCGGTCACGATCACTGGCACCTACACCGGCTACGGTGCAGGCCAGGTGATGTACCCGTTCGCGCAAGGGCAGACTTCCTGATGCCAGTCGGTCTCCAGGGCATGGTCAGCATCTTCGACAAGCGCCCGCCCTACGTGCGGTTCGAGGAGCGCGAACTCGGCATCGATCTCGAGGCATCCGAGAAGGCAGGACGACCGATCCCGCGCATGGTCGTCCTCGCCTGCATCACGCCGCACGCATCGAAGGATGTCGTGGAGAAGGTCGCCACCGAGTGGCTCGAGCAGATCCACCAGAAGGCCATCCGCGGCGAGTATCCGCCGGAGTGGTCGCAGCACTTCAAGGCGCAGTACGAGGAATGGAAGCGCGGAAACGAGCTGCCGCGCACCGGCACCCCGGTCAAGACCTGGCAGATGCTCACCCGCGAGCAGGCCGCCCGGTGTCACCTCCTGGGGCACACCACGGTGGAGGATCTCGCACAGGTTCCCGACTCCGGTCTCGGTCAGCTCGGGCTCGATGGCCGCTACATGCGCGACCTCGCGAGGAACTGGATTCAGGAAGGGACCGACAAGGGCGCGAACACCCGCGCGCTGGCCGACGCCAACGTCCGGATCGATGACCTCGAGAAGGCGAATGCAGAGCTCCGCCATCGCCTCGCGGCGCTCGAGCAGGCGCAAGAGAAGCGCGGCCCGGGACGCCCCCGCAAGCTCCAGGAAGAGGACGCGGCGTGAGTGAGTCTGCTCTCGATATGCCAGGCAGCATCGCGTAGGGTCCTCGCCTCGACACCGACTGTCGTCGCCTCCTCCGCCGATCCCAAGGTTCTCCAGCTCCAGGAGTGCGTCAACGAGGACGGCCAGGAGCTCGCCTCGCGTCACTCCTGGCAGGCACTGCGCAAAGAGGCTCAGTTCACGACGCTCGGCTACCCGGGCGGGATCGTATCGTTCAAGTCACTCGTTGCGGGCTCGGGCTATGCCTCGGGACTCTCCAACACCTATATCCTCGTGCCGCTCACTGGTGGCTCAGGCACTGGCGCACAGGCGACCATCGCCGTCACGAACGGCACCGTGACCTCCTGCACGATCTCGCTCGATGCGCAGGGCCAGAACTACGCGGTGAACGACGTGCTGTCGGCGTCGAACGTGAACCTCGGCGGCACGGGCGCGGGGTTCTCCGTCACGGTGGCATCCATCGCCATCGTCGGCGCCCAGAGTCAGGGGTCGATCACGGCGATCACCGGCCCGGACTTCAACTTCATCGTGAACGAGACGATGTGGAACCGCAGTCAGCGGCGACCGGTGTTTGGACCGAAGTCGCCGGCCGAATGGCAGCAGCTCAAAGCACAATTCATGCAGGGGCCGTGGCTGCAGTACATACTGCGCGGGAACCAGATGCTGTTCCTGCCGGTGCCATCGCCAGGCTTTGCGATCTACTTCGAGTGGATCAGCAAGAACTGGTGCCAGTCATTGGGCGGCACTGGACAGACCGCGATGGTGCAAGACACCGATACCGCGCTCCTTGATGAGCGGCTGCTGACACTCGGCGCCGTGTGGCGCTTCAAGCAGAAGAACAAGCTCGAGTATGCCGAGGACGCCAACAACTACGAGAAGGCCGTGAACGATGCGATCTCGCGTGATGGCAGCAAGGGCCGGCTCAACCTGGCGGGTGCGCAGACGGACATCTTTCCCGGCGTCGTCGTGCCTTCGGGCTCGTGGCCAATCACCGGAGTGCCTAACCCGTGAGTTTCGGCGCCGTACTCCGTCAGCCGCAGCGCCAGCAGGAGGCGCTCACCGAGACGGTCCCCGCTCCCGTTGGCGGGGTCAATGCGCGCGACGCACTCGCCGCGATGCCGGCGACGGACGCGATCATCGCGGACAACTGGTTCTGCCGGCCATCGTACTTGGAGATCCGTAACGGCTCGCAGACGTGGGCGACGGGACTTCCCGCTGCGGTCGAGACCGTGATGGCCTACAACGGCCTCACCTCGCGCATGCTCTTCTGCGTATCGAACGGGACCCTATACGACATCACGACACAGGGCGTGACGACGAGCCTCGTATCGGGCCTCAGCACCTCGCGCCTGCAGCACGCGATGTTCAACTCGGGTTCGGGAAACGTGCTCGTCTGGGCGGACGGAATCGACATCCCTCAGTACTACAACGGGGCGGCTTGGGCCAATACCACCATCAACGGTGACGGTGCATCAGCAGCGCTGCTGGTACATCGAGAACAACACGATGAACGTCTGGTACTCAGCGAGTCAGGCGTTTCAGGGGACGCTCACGAAGTTCCCGCTGGGCCAACTCTTCAAGATGGGCGGGACGCTCATGCAGATGGCGTCGTGGACCATCGACAACGTCGCCGGCATCAATGACTACGCGGCCTTCATCACGACCGAGGGCGAGGTCGCGCTCTACCAGGGCTATGACCCCTCGCAGCAGTCGACGTGGAGTCTCGTAGGTATTTTCCGCATCGGTCGCCCTATCGGGAGGCGCTGTATCACGAAGTTCGGGTCAGACGTGCTCTGCATCACGGCGGATGGATTGACCCCGTTATCGAAAGCGCTGTTGACCGATAGAACGCAGGGGGCGGCCGCGCAGGTGACCTACAAGATCATGAACGCGATTAACCTCGATACGGAGCAGTACGCGGCGAACTTCGGCTGGCAGGTGATCTATCACCCGATCGGCAACAAGCTCATCATCAACGTGCCTGAGAGTGTCGGTAAGACGATGCACCAGTGGGTGAAGAACACCGTCAGACAGGACGATGGCGGCTGGAGCCGCTTCAGGAACTGGAACGCGAACTGCTGGGAAGTCCAGCAGGACTCGCTCTACTACGGTGGGAACCAGGCGGTGTACCTCGCGGACACTGGCTACTCGGACGCTGGGAGCCCGATACTCGTCGACTGCAAGCCCGCCTTCAGCTACTTCGATGAGATGGGTCAGCTCAAGAACTTCGAGTTCGCTCGGCCGATACTCCAAGCATCGGTCGTCCTAGAGCCGGCGGTTACGATCAACGTCGACTTCGCTGATTTAGCGCCTTCCATGGTGCCGCTCTTCTCAGGTACGACCTCACTGTGGGACGTGTCGCCGTGGGACACAACCCCGTGGGGGGATACATCGCCCTCAATCACGGTGAAGAACTGGATCGGAGTGAACGGTTATGGCTATGCCGCCTCGGGACGAGTGTCACTCCAGGTCAAAGGGGTCGCGTGTCAATGGTACTCGACCGACTACATGTTCCAGCTTGGCGGACCCCTCTGATGTGCGGCTCATCTTCGATGAGGCGGAGCGGGTGGGACAGTGGTGCGCAGAGCGCCTGCCGAACTATGTCGGCTGGAGCGGCTATTACCAGGCGATCGGGCTCGAGCGTGGCGGCAAGCTGACAGCAGGGGTAGTTTATACGAATGCCTCACCGACCAACGTCGTTGCGTCCATCGTGCTGGAGGCACCCTTCACACGCCGTTTCCTTTACGTCGCGTTCTGGTACCCGTTTTGCCAACTCGGAGTACCGCGAATCTCCGCACTGGTGGAAGAGTGGAACACCAAATCGCTCCACCTCTGCGAGCGGCTCGGGTTCAAGCGCGAGGGGCGCATGCGCAAGGCTGCGGCCGCAGGTGGGGACGTGATCGCACTCGGTATCCTGAAAGAGGAGGCCAGCCGCTGGCTGGCCATGCCCCCATGAGCAAGGGCGGCGGCTCACCTCCACAACCGGTCAACCCCTACCAGCAGGCGGCGGCGCAGTACGGCCTGTCGACGGGCACTGCGGCATTCAACGCCGCGCTCAACCGGCCGAATGTCGTCAACCCCTTGGGCAGCACGACGTGGGGAGTGGGCGGCTACTCGGGAGCGCCTTCTGGCGTGACTCCTGGCCGCGGCGGCTCGGTGTACAACCCCGCCGGGGCCTTTGGGCTGGGCGGTAGTGGCATTCCCAATCCCACCTCGCCGTACGGTGGCGGATCGCCATACGGTGTGGGCGGCACGGCCTTGGGCGCCGGTGCGCCTCTCTACACGCAGACGACCTCCCTGGCGCCTCAGTTCAACAGTCTCCTGCAGCAGGGCATCAACCCGGCCGGCATCCCGCAGCTCTCGGGCGAGGACCTGACTCCTCAGATCCAGAACACCCAGAATGCGGTGTACCAGCAGACCATGGGCTACATCCGTCCCGAGCAGCAGCTCGCCAGCGAACAGCTCAATTCCCAGCTCGCGGCCGAGGGGTTGATGCCGGGGTCCGATGCCTGGAACAACGAGCAGGCTCGGCTCGGGCGACAGCAGGCGTTCCAGACGAACCAGGCAGCGGCGGGTGCGGTGACGGCCGGCGAGCAGGAGCTCGCGAACCTCTATGGGTTGGGTGGCCAGACGCTCGAGGCGCAGATCGCCCGCCAGCAGGCGCCGATTCAGGAATTCAACATGCTGCAGGGGCAGCCGGCGACGCCGTCGACCGCCATGACACCCGACATCAGCAACGCCTTCAACCAGCAGTACCAGGGCCAGCTCGCGGGCTACAACGCGAACGTCGCGAGTCAGAACGCGAACATGGAGGCGCTCGCCTCGCTCGCCATGATGGGGATCTTTCTCTCGGACGAGCGCTTGAAGAGCGACATCAAGCGCGAGGGGACGCTCCCTTCGGGCCCCGGCGTCTACAGCTACCGCTTCAAGGGCA